ATCATTTATAATCGCGGGCCATTTTTGGCAAAAGGGGTAAATTTGAATGACGGCTGATGACTATCTGGCCGAGATCGTGCGGAAATGTACGGCGCTGGGCGTGTGGCGTGACGAATTTGAACGGACTGCGCAGCGCTTGTCGCGGGTGTACGAGCGGATTGATAAGGTCGAGGCCGAGTTTGAGCGGACGGGCGGGAACGCGATCATTACGCACACGAACAAGGCCAAAGAGAAGAACCTCGTCCGGAACCCGTTTCTCGTGGAGGTCGATGCACTGTATGATCAGGCGCTGACCTATGAGCGCGAATTGGGCCTGACTGCGGCGGCGCTGCGCAAGATCAACGAGGACGCGCTCAAGTCGCGGAAGACCGACGGCGGCCTCGCGACGGTGCTCAGGCTATTGGAGAATTAAAACGAGGTGACGCGAATGGACAGCCGCACGGCGGAGGAGCGCGCGGCGATGTGCAGGCGCAGGGGTAAAAAGGTGATCACGCCGCAGGGTGAGCGGCTGCCGGCCATGATCGAGGGCAAATACGCGTGCGATGTGATGGACTACGCGGTCGGCGTAGCGTGCGGCGAGATCGTCGCAGGCATAGACAGGATGCGTGCGTGCATCCGGTTTTTGCGATTTTTGGCGCGCGACGATCTGGACGTGCGGACGCGGGACGCCGATCTGGTGATCGGGCTGATCGAGGCGACGTTCAGGCACAGGCAGGGCGAGGCCCTTGACGGGCGACCGCTCCGGGGCGAGCTGCTGAAGCTCGAACCCTGGCAAAAGCTGATTATATATGGCATTCTGATCTTCTACAAGCACGGGACGGATGAGCGCCTGACGAAAGAGGCGCTTATTTTTGTGCCCAGGAAAAACGGAAAGACAATGCTGGTTGCGGCGCTCGCGTGGGCGCTGACGATCCTGTCACGCAAGTCGGGCGGAAAATGCTACGTCGTCGCGGCGGCGCTCAAACAGGCGCTTGAGACATTCGACGATTGGCAGTATGTGCTTGAGCATAGCCTGTACGATGGGCGCAGGGCGGCGGAGGCAGACGGCTGGCGAATCCTCGCCAACTCGGTTGAACACTCGATCAGCAACAGCGACATCATGGGCGGGTCGATCTCACTGCACGCGCTGCCGGGGAACCCGGACAAACAGGATTCGTTCAACGCGCCGTACATCATCGCCGATGAGGTGCACGCGTACAAGTCGCCGACGCAGTACAACGTGCTGCGCGAGGCGGGCAAGGCGTACACGAACAAGCTGGCCGTGATCATCACGTCCGCAGGCGACAACGGCACGGGCTTCTGCGCCCAGCGCGTGGAGTACTGCCGGAAGGTGCTGCGCGGCACTGTAACGGATGATCAGTATTTCATCTTCATCTGCGCGGCGGACATCGACGAGCGCGGTGACGTGGACTTCACCAACCCGATCCAGCAGCAGAAGGCCAACCCGAATTACGGCGTCACGATCCGGCCCGACGACATCATGGCCGAGGCGGTGCAGGCCCAAAACGATCCGCAGCAGCGCAAAAACTTCCTTGCGAAATCGCTGAACGTGTTCACGTCGGCCATGACGGCCTACTTCAATATCGACGAGTTCCGGCGGTCGGACGAGGCAGCGGGCGAGGCGCTGGGCATCGACCCGATGTGGCCGACCGAGAAAAAGCTGGACTACCTCGCGCGGCTGGGCGTGGACTGGTACGGCGGCGCGGACCTGTCGAAGCTCCATGACCTGACGGCGGCGTGCCTGCACGGGCAGTATAAGGGCATCGAGATCGTGATCCCACACTGCTGGTTCCCGATCGTGGCCGCTACAGAGAAGGCCGAGAAGGACGACATCCCGCTGTTCGGCTGGCGTGACGACGGCTGGCTCGACATGTGCAACGCACCGACGAACGACCACACGGCGGTCGTGCGCTGGTTCCAGATGATGAAGGCGCGCGGGTTCAGGATCAGGCAGGTCGGCCACGACCGGAAATTCTGCCGCGAGTATTTTATCGGAATGAAACAGGCCGGCTTCCAGATCGTCGACCAACCGCAGTATTTCTACAAAAAGAGCGAGGGCTTCAGGCACATCGAGAAGGCCGCGAAGGATAAACGGCTCTACTACCTGGGCGCGGAGCCTTACGAGTACTGCGTGGCGAACGTCCGCGCGATCGAGAAGACGGACGACATGATCCAATATGAGAAAATCCAGCCGGAGCACCGGATCGACGTGTTCGACGCGGACGTGTTCGCGGTGGTGCGAATGTTGGAGAATATGGAGCGCGGCAAGGCTGCGGCGAATTGGTGGGGTGAAGCGAAATGACGGAACAGCTTGACGGGCAGATCATGCTCGCAGAGATCGCGGCGCAGGAAGACGAACAGGCCGACGCTGAGTATGAGGCGTTTGTCGAGAAGTTCAAGCCCAAAAAAACGACGGACGACTGCTACACGCCGCCGCAGGTAATGGACGCGGTAAACGGGTGGGTTACGCGAGAGTTCGGTCGCGACCCGTCGAAATTCGTCAGACCATTCTATCCGGGCAGCGACTATCAGGCGTTCGAGTACCCTGACGGCTGCACGGTCGTTGACAATCCGCCTTTCAGCATATTGAGCCAGATAGAGGCCTATTACATAGAACGGGGCATCCAGTTCTTTTTGTTTGCGCCGACGCTGACGTGTATGACCGGGCTGAGGGTGCGCATGGACACGATGACGGTACTCTTGTGCGGGGTGAAAGTCACGTATGAGAACGGTGCAAATGTCAACACGTCATTCGTCACGAACCTCGCGCCAGATTATGTGGTGCGGACGTGCCCGGAGCTGCACGAGCTTGTGCAATCCGCCGCTGACGACTATGCCAAGGCCCTGACGAAGACGCTGCCCAAATACGTATACCCTTACGAGGTGCTGTACGGGGCCGATTATACGCTGGCGAAGCACGGGCAGGACTATCGGGTGCGGCGCGGCGAGGCTCAGTTCATTCGCGGCCTCGACAGTCAGGGTGGACGCTCGCTGTTTGGCAGCGGTCTGCTGGTGTCTGAACGCGCAGCCGCTGAACGCGCAGCCGCTGAACGCGCAGCTGCTGAACGCGCAGCCGCTGAACGCGCCCGCGCGCAGGTGTGGGAGCTATCTCATAGAGAGCGGGAGATCGTCAAGAGCCTCGACCCAACGGGCCCTGGAACAACCGCTTGACCCTTGACCACATCGGCCTGGGCGACATGCGCTGGGCCAGCGGTTTCGGCTGATAGGTCGCGGCCAGCAGGATCAGGCACAGGCCGACGGCGGCGATGATGGGCATAATAATCACCTCAACGACAGTATAGCACAAGGCAGGCGATTTGAATATGAGCAAAAAGAGGCGCGATGCGCCGAAGCGGGCCAGCACCCAGAGCGCGGGGTCTGTGGCGCTGTGGCTGCGTGATGGCGACATCTGCGCGCCTGGGTACACGCGCCTGAGCGACTGCCCGGAGATTCAGGCAGGGTGCCTGCGCATCGCCGAGCTGGTCGGCTCGATGACCATCAAGATCATGGAGAACACCAAGGACGGCGACGTGCGGATCGAAAACGAACTGAGCCGGATGATCGACATCACGCCATGCGGCACGATGACGCGGCTGCAGTGGATGGCCGCGAACGTGATGAACACGCTGCTGTACGGCGAGGGTAACGGCGTCGTCCTGCCTCGGACGTATGGCGGCATCCTCAAAAGCCTGGAGCCGATCAGCGCGGCGCGGGTCAGCTTCATGCCGAAGGCCGGGAGCTACCGCGAGTACTCGGTGCTGATCGACGGCGTGCCGCATTCTCCTGAGGAAGTGATCCACTTTGCGTACAATCCGGACCCGCTGTACCCGTGGAAGGGGCGCGGGTTGACGGTGACGCTGAGGGACATCGCGCAGAATCTACGGCAGGCGCAGCGCACCGAGAACGCGTTCATGTCCAGCGAGTGGAAGCCCTCGATCATCGTGAAGGTGGACGGGCTCACGCCGGAGTTCGCCGACCCGGACGGGCGGAACAGGCTGCTGGAGAGCTACATCAAGCCGCCATACCCGGGCGCGCCGTGGATGATCCCGGCGGAGGCGTTCAGCGTGGAACAGGTGAAGCCGCTCAGCCTGAATGACCTCGCGATCAAAGACACGGTGGAGCTTGACAAGCGCACGGTCGCGTCGGTGCTGGGCGTGCCGCCCTACCTGCTGGGTGTGGGAGCGTACAACCGCGACGAGTGGAACATGTTCGTTCAGACGCGGGTGCGCGGGATCGCGATGATGATCCAACAGGAGCTCACGCGCGCGCTGATCATCTCGCCGAAATGGTACATAGTCCTGAACTATTGGAGCCTGCTCGACTACGATCTGAAAGCCATGTCTGACATTCTTCTGGCGGGCGCGGATCGAGGCTACATCAACGGCGACGAATGGCGTGACAGGCTGCACATGGCCCCAGCTGGGCTGAAGGATTACGTGAGGCTCGAAAACTACATCCCGACCGATATGGCCGGGGCGCAGAAAAAGTTGGTGCAGAGCGAATGAAGCTGACGCTGGACTGCCCGAAGGCCCGGTATGGGCCGGACATGGCGATCATATGCGCGCGGGACGGAGAGCCCTGCGCGCATCAGTATTTCAAAAGCTGCAAAGGCTGGTGGGCGCTGTCGCAGGAGGCGGCGCGGTGCCCGATAAGAAAGGCGGGAGAGCATGGATCTGAGACAAGTCCACCCGATCGCCACGCGCTTTGAGACGCGCGAGGCGGACGGGCAGAAACACATCGAGGGTTATTTCGCGGTATTCAATTCAAACTACGAGATCGCGCCGGGCATGAGCGAGAGCATCGCGCCGGGCGCTTTTTCGCGCACGCTGGCGCAGAGCGACGTCAGGGCGCTGACCAATCACGACACCACGCTGGTCCTGGGGCGTACCAAGGCGGGCACGCTGACGCTCCGGGAAGACGATCACGGGCTGTGGGGCGACATCCTGATCAATCCGAAAGATCAGGACGCTGCCAACCTGTATGAGCGTGTGCAGCGCGGGGACGTGGATCAGTGCTCGTTCGGCTTCGAGATCGTGGACGAGGCGACCGAACGCCTCGCCGACGGGTCGGTGCATTGGACGATCCGGGACGTCGACCTGTTCGAGGTCAGCGCGTGCACGTTCCCGGCCTACGAGGCCACGAACATCTCCGCGAGGTCGGCGGAGCGTGACGCGATGCGCGCGCGCGAGCTGACCGCGTGGCGGGAAAAAATGAAGGGGGTGCTGAAGCATGGCGCTGAAAGTGCTGATGCTGGCAAGGAAGATTAAGGACGCGCGGGCGGCCTATGAGGCTGAACGCGCGAGGGGCGCCGAGTTCGAGAAGCGCGAGGCCGATCTGGCCGCGATGATCGACGAGGCGCAGACGGACGAGGAGAAGGCGGCGGTCGAGGAGGCCGTGACCGCGTTCGATTCGGAGAAGGCCGAGCACGTCGAGAAGACCGGCGAGCTCGAACGGACGGTGGCCGCGCTTGAAGGCGAGCTGGCCGAGATGGAACAGGCGCAGGAAACGCCCGCGCCGACGAACGATGAAAAGAGGAGCGAAAAGAAGATGGACAAGATCATCACCCGCGGCGGCTCTGTCGCTGATATCGTCACCCGTGACGACGTGAAGGCCTACCTGGGCGAAGTGCGCAGCGCCATCAAGGAGAAGCGCGCGCTGACCAACGTCGGCCTGACGATCCCCGAGGTCATGCTGGGCATGATCCGCGAGAACGTCGAACAGTACTCCAAGCTGTACCGGCACGTGAACGTGCGCCAGGTTGGCGGCCAGGCGCGCCAGGTGATCATGGGCACCGTGCCGGAGGCCATCTGGACGGACTGCTGCGCCAACCTGAACGAGCTGACGCTTGGTTTCAACGACCTGGAGATGGACTGCTTCAAGGTGGGCGGCTATTTCGCCGTGTGCAACGCCAACCTCGATGACAGCGACGTGGCCCTGGCTACCGAGCTGATCACCGCGCTGGGTCAGGCTATCGGCCTCGCGCTGGACAAGGCCATCCTGTACGGCCGCAACGCCTCCAACACGCAGAAAATGCCGCAGGGCATTGTCTCGCGTCTGGTGCAGACCGAAGCGCCGGCCGGCTACCCGGCCACTGCGCGCACGTGGGTTGACCTGCATACCACCAACATCATCACCGTGCCCTCGACCGCGACCGGCGCCGACCTGTTCAAGGCGGTCGTGACCGCGTCGGGCGCCGCGAAGGGCAAGTACAGCCGCGGCCGCACTACCTGGGTGATGAACGAGACCACGTACACGAAGCTGACCGCTGAGGCCCTGAGCATCAACGCGGCTGGCGCGATCGTGACCGGCGTGGGCGGCACTATGCCCGTGATCGGCGGCGACATCGAGGTGCTGTCGTTCCTGCCCGACAACGTGATCATCGGCGGCTATTTCGATCTGTACACGCTGGCCGAGCGCGCGGGCACGCAGTTCGCAACCTCCGAGCACGTCTGCTTCCTGCAGGATCAAACCGTGTTCAAGGGCATCGCGCGGTATGACGGCGCTCCGGCCATCGCCGAGGCGTTCGTCGCAATCGGTATTGGCGGCACCACGCCCAACGCCACCATGACCTTCGCCAGCGACACCGCGAACTGATGGCATACATCGCGGCGGCGACCTTCGTTGACAGCGACCTGACGATCTACCATCAGGGCGACGCGTACCCGTGCTCGGGGAAACCCGACACGGGGCGCGTGGCGCAGTTAAGCGCCGATGGGCTGATCAGGGAGACCGGCGAGGGCAAGGCCAAAAAGACCAAATAAGGAGGCGCTGTGTATGGCGGTAGACATGACCGTGGCGCTACAGATGGTGAAGGCACGGCTCAACCGTCTGCCGGGCGACACGACGCTCGATGAATACCTCACGGCCCGCATCGCGGCCACGGTGGACGACCTGACCGGCATCGGCATCGATCTGACCGAATCGACGGACGACCTGATGCTGGTGGTCGATTCGACCGTATGGAGCTACCAGAACCGCGACAAGCCCGGCGGGATGCCGGACTGGCTCAGGCTCCGCAGGCGTGAGCGGTGGCTTCGAAACGGGGTGACCGGCGCATGATCCTGGACAAGGGCATCTGCGAGGTATTCCGGAAAACAGACACGGCAGGGGCTGGCTATATGCCAGCCTTTTCTGACGTGCTGATCCATCGGGGCTGGTATGGCGAGCTCGACTTCGAGACGGCACCGGCCAGACCGACCGAGAACCGCGAGGAGGTCAGGACGGACGCGCGGGTGCGCATCCTACAGAATCGCGGCATCAACAACCAC